CTGGGCCAGCCCCCCCCCCCCCCCCCGCCGCTCAGCGGGCGTCGCTTGCTTTTCCCGCGCGCGCCGCGATGCGCTTCGCCATGTCCCAAGCCCACTGGCTCGGCATGCGCTGCCAAGCACCAACGCTCGGCGCCCACTTGAAGCCGTTCTGCTTCAGCTCGGTGCGCAGCTCGTCCGAAGGCTTGCCCGGGAAGTGAATCTGTACCCTGTTGTCGGCGAGCACGACCTTCACGTCTCCGAAGGTCAGCTCGGTCTCCGGTACCGTCGCGCGCGCTTCCAGCTCCGCGATGCGCTTCTTGAGGCGCCGCACCTCGGCGCCGCGGTTCGTCAGCTCGAAGTCGGCGAAGCCGATGTTGCCGAAGCAATCAGGCTTGGTGAGCAGGGCCGCCTTGTCCTTCGGCCACCCCAGCGCCTTCACGAGCGCGTCGATGATTGCCTGCGTCTCGTCTGTCCCCTTCCCGGCGGCAGCCTTCCGGGCTTTCCGGATGACTGTATTGCAGAACTTCATGCGTTCCTTGGTGGTTTCAATCTCCGCCACCTTGGCGCGCAGCTTCGCGATTGCTTCCGGATCATCGCTCGAGATTGCCTCATTCGACTCCGCGCGCGCTGCTCTGCGGTCAAGCCGCTCGGCCTCGGCTGCTGCCGCCACGCCCTTGCGCATGTTGCTCTCAATCTTCGCCGCGTCGCGCCGGTGGCGCCGTTCGCTATGATGCCCGACAAGTATGGGTTGCCCGAACGGAATGCCGTCGCTGATGCGGCGCGCCGTGCCGAATGCCTGAGCTGACTCGCGCTGCAACCGCGCCGCGCGCGCCTCCAGCCGCTCGATGCGTGCCGCGCGGCGCTCTGCGTAGTCTCTTCGTCCGACGTTCATAATCATCAGCCTAGCACGCTAGACGTCTAGCGGCTCGGCAATTCAACGCCCGGGCGACGAAAATCAATCTTCGAGCCCCGTGTCGCTTTTCGGTTGCGCGCTAGACGTCTAGCGCCCATAGTACTTCTCATGAACACGGCAGCTGCGGCGAACGAGAACGGCATCGACGACAGCGTGACTACGGTCAACGGCCTGACCACCTACCGCAACGTCTCGAAGGGTCACCACCTGGCAGTGGAGCCGGGCAAGCGCGTCGTCGTCTGGGGCTCGTCGATGCGCTATCGCGCCGGCCAGCGCGGCGCCTTCCTCACGCCGTACCGCGTGGAGTTCAAGATCGGCGATACGGCCGTCTACGGCGGCTACAACCTGACTTACACGGGCAAGGTCGTCTCGATCGGCGCCAAGACCATCACGGTCGAGTCGTACCCCGGCACCAGCAACGCCCAACGCCACCGTCTCTCGGTCGCGCGTTTCTCTTCTTGGAACCAACACTTCGACCTCGCTTCGATCGCACAGCGCAACAGCGAGTGGAGGGACTGACCCATGAGCCTCCTCACCCTTCCCGAATTGCTCACCCCGGTGGGCGCCGTCGACGGCTCCCCCGTCATCATCGGCCCCGCTTATGAGAACCTGAACTGCAGCGCGCAGCAGCGCGATGCGTTCGTCAGCGTGTCGTTCACGCGCTTCGGTGACGAGTGGGTGGTTTCGGCTTTCAAGATCGGTGCCGACGGCGAGCCCGGCACGGACAACGGCGAAATCTTCGTCAAGACGTTCACCTGTGAGACCCGGGCGCGCTGGCTCTACCGCAGCTGCTTGGCCCAACTCAAGCCGGAGCTTTCGGTATGAAACCTGCAGAACTGACTGAGGCACTTATTGGCCGCCTCGAGGCGGAAGGGTGCCGGGACTTGGGCGACTCGGAGCTGACGCGCTGTCTCGTTGAATGCGTGTGTGGTCACACCTTGATCCCATTTGCGCAGCAGCTGCGCGACGCGGGCACGTTGATCATGCGCGATGGCTCCGTCGTTCTAGCGAGTAACCAATGAAAACCACGATCGCAGTGTTTCTCACCATCGAAACCGAATCCGAGCAGAGCGACGGCGCGCTCAACCTGGTTGACGACCTGATCGACGCTGGCCTGTTCCAGGACAACATCAACGACGCTTTGAGCCATGGCGAGCGCGTCACGTGCGCCGTCGTGCGCCGCGTTCCTGTGGCGCTGCTCCGGCAATACGACGCGGCCGATCCTGGTTCGTCGGACGGGTGCGGGTAGCGGCCCGCTGCTCGTTCGCCTTCGCCCTGCCGCCTTCGATGGCCGCGGGGCTTGCGGCGTTGGAGGTACTGCGAAAATGCCCAAACAGAGCCTGACTTTCCGCGAGATGTACGCCCTGCTTTTCGAGCCGCCCAACGGCTGGCACGACCAAGCGGAGTTGGATGGTGACTTCGCCGTCTACGAGGCAGTCCGAGCGCGTTATGGCGCCGTGACTCCAGACGCCCTCGCCCACGCTTTCACGCATCAAGCCGAGCGCCTGAACCACATCCAAGCGCTTGGTGAACACCTGCGCGCTCACCCTCGCGAGAGCGACGCCCGCCCCGACAGCTCGGACTGAGGAAGATCATGAACGCAACGCACGCCAGATCTGACGGCAAGGTCCGTCGCCAGGCATCGATCGTTTGGGAGCTGCGGGTCGGCCCCCTTCAGCTCCGATGCCTCGTGGCAGCTCCCGGTTTCAAGCGGTACCGCGTGGAAGCGAAGGAAGATGGCGCGTGGCGTCGCTTCGCTGACTCCGATGATGCTTGGAGTGTGCTGCGCCTCGTGACCGCCGCCGAAGCCACCGGCCGCGCCGTTACCGCTTCAGCCCTGCGGGCGACGATGACCGCCCCGGAGAAGAAGTGAACGCCCCTGCCTGCCAGCGCTGGCGCGACCGCCGCGGCACCTACCGCCCAGCCGGGGAGCCGATCCGAACCGCTGACTACGAGGTCAGCGAGATCGCGACCGACCGCGAGGCGCGGGCCTTCGTCGAGCGGCATCACTACTCGGGGAGCTACCCGGCCGCCCGTGCGCGGTTCGGCCTGCACCGGCGCGGCGAGCTCGTTGGGGTGGCCGTGCTCTCCCATCCGCCCAGCGAAGCGGCCCTGCTGGCGGCGCTGCCCTTGCCTTGCGATCGGCTCGCAAAGGTCGAGCTGGGTCGGCTGGTGCTGCTCGACGACGTCCCGGCCAACGGCGAGAGCTGGTTTGCGGCCCGCGCCTTCGAGTTGGCGCGCGCGGCAGGCTTCGAGGCCATCGTCGCTCATTCCGACCCCGAGCCGCGCAGCACGGCCGCCGGCGGGATCGTCTTCCCGGGACACCTCGGAACCATCTACCAAGCCACCAACGCCGTTTACTGCGGCCGCACGCCGGCCCGGACCTGGCGCCTGCTGCCCGATGGATCGGTGCTGAGCGCGCGCGGACTGTCGAAGCTCAGGCTCAAAGAGAAGGGCTGGCGCTACGTCGTGGAGCTGCTGCTCGCGCACGGCGCGCCGGCACCGTCTGGCGATTGGCGGGAGTGGGTCACTCTCGCCGTCGAGACCGTATCGCGCACGTACAGGCACCGCGGGAATTACAGATACATTTGGGCGCTAGATCGGCACCTGCGTCGCCACCTGCCTGAGGGGTTGGCCTATCCGAAACACCTATTGGAGGCAGCGTAACCATGTCTGATTTGAAGCGCTTGGAAAAGCAGGTCAACAAGGCGAAGGAAGCAGTCGAGGCGCGCCGCGGCGAACTCGATAACGCGATCACGCTCTACGGCACCGCGGTGAGCACCCATGCCGTCGCGTTGGACGCTTTCGAGCAGGCTGAGGCGTTGGAAGCCGCGCGCGAGCTGCGCGCCAAGAAGTGATCCCCATGAACGCAAAGCAGATCGAGTCGGTACGCGAGGGCCTGCGCCGCAACGTGCGCATGGGCGCGGACCTGGGCAACGCTCAGGCCACGGCGGATGCGCTGCTCGCCCTTCTCCGACGCGACTGGGCCGTGCGGGTTTTGGATGCGTGGGTGGCCAACGAGACCGACCAGAGCTTCAACCACTGCTGGTCCTGCGACGGCACCAACTCGGTTTCTCTAGCCGAGTCGGAGCCAATGAGCCCCGAAGACCTGAACCGCTGCGGGCAACTGAGCGGCACCGTGGACGCGCATCGGGACTTCCGGGAGAACACCCCCGACGCCGCCCGCCACGCGGCCGCTTTAGCGGTCTGGCCTGAGCTCACGCATGAGCAGTGCCAAGAGATCGGGCCGTGCCCGTGAGCGCTTCCAACGAGCAGGGCGGGCGCGATACCCTGCCGCCCATGGCCGCCAGCAAGACACGGAAGAACGCATCTGGAACGCAGTGGGGTGACGAGGAATATCAGGCAGCGGGGTACGGCCGGCTCGGCCTTCGGATGCTGACCGGAGACCTGAAGAAGCTGGAGTCGCTCGCCAAACAGGCGGGCCTCACGAGGAGTGCCCTGCTGGCGCAGTGGATCGAACAGGCCTGGGGCAAACGGAAATGACCGACCTCTACACGAAGCGCTTCTTCCGCTGCCCCAACTGCAACGGCCAAGAGTTCGCGGTGGAACACCTGATGGGCAAGCACACCAAAGCTGGCCCGTGGGGCTGCGACGACTGCGGGCAGGCCTGGTGGGTCGAGATCAAAGGCGAAGCCGTCGAAGCCACGCGCGCGCCGCAACACGACTACGGGCCGCACGTGGCGGTCATTCTCGAGATTCCGCCGCAGAAGGAGCCGATTCGCTTCAAACTCCACGCGCGCCAGTACTCGCTAGAGCGCACCAACGAGGAAGCTCGCTTTCTGTACGAGGAGCACACCTGTCCCACCAATTGGTTGGGCGAAGTCACGGACCTGTATCTCGGCGAAGACCCGGACCCGCACCACATCATCCGCTTCGTGGAGTCGCGGCCGTTCACTCCCGAAGAAATGGCCGAGCTGGAGCACGGAAACGGACCCGTAGCGCTCGATGGCGCGCCAGGACTCAACCTCGAGCGCGAGCGCGAAGAAGCGAAAGGGAGGCCCCAACTGATGATCGACGAACGCACAGCGGGCGGCGCCCCACTCGACCCCGAAGAAGCTGCCCTGCTCGCTGCCCTCCGCGCGCGTGGCCTGAACGAGCTGGCGGAGATGGCGCTGTGGTGTTTCGGGGAGAGCTACGGGCACGCGCCGACCGCCCTGCGAGAACTCCGGGCATTCGACCGGGTTTATGTCGTTGGCGCGGGGGGTGGGGCTGGGAGCGGCGGCGGTGCGGCCGGCGGCGGCTCCCGCGAAGACCTCGCGTTCGCTTCAACCGGCGGCATCGGCGGAGGGGGCGGGGGCTCGAGTCACGGATGTGTGGCAAGTGGCGGACCGGGCGGCAACGGCTACGTCACCCCCTTTGGTGGTTGGATCGGTGGCGGCGGCGCTGGTGTGGGGAATGACCCGTTCGTAGTTGCCGCGCGTCGTCTCAACGAACAGCAACGCCGCCAGGCCACCGAACGCGTCCAAGCGCTGCACAACGAGGCATGGCGCGAGTTTTCCACCCAGCTATCGACCGACTCACGCGCCATAGGCCCTCAAATGGTTGAAGCCTGGTACCGCGAGCGCGGTGTTGTGGTTCGGGCGGAGATTCACCCAGACGATCCGAAAAACGTCGTTGTCGACCCGATACGGCTCCTGGGCGGCTCCGATGCGGAGAAAACACAATGAACCGCGCTGCGCCCCTGTTGCTGCTTCTGCTCACCGGCTGCGCCGCCCTCTCCCACGAGCCCGGCACCCCCGACGGAGGGGCTTACTGCACCCAGCGAGGCGGAGACCCGGAGGCAGCTTGCTACCCCTCCGAGGCTGAGCGCGCGGCAGCGTGGCGCCAGCGAGAGGCCGAAGGGCGCCTGGCCTGGGCCGCCGAGCACCCCGAGGAAGCTCGAGGCCTAGCCGCCGAGCGGGCGCGAATCGCCAGCGACTTTGCCACCCAGCAGCGGGCCCAGGCGGACGCCGCCAGCGCCGAAGCCGCTGCACGCGTCCAAGAAGCCGACGACCGCGCCGCAGCGCGCGCGGCAGAAGACCAGGCCCGCGAAGCCGCCGCCGCTCGGCTCGAGCTCGCCCGCCAGCGCACCAGCGACCCTGCCTACGCCGGCCCCGCCCTCTCGGCGCTGCTTTGCCAGCAGCTGATCGACAAGCGCAGCCGCTCTAGCCTTGCCGCTGGGGTCGTGGATGCCCAAGACCGCGCCGCTCGCCTCCGAGAGCGCCTCCGCGCCGTCGGTGTCGGCCAGCCCCTCCCCTGCGCCGCTGTCGCGCCGCTGTTGGCTTGCCGGGCCCGCAAGGAGACTTGCGGCTCCGACCCGAGCGCGCGCGATGCGGCGGACGTGATGCGGCAAATCGAGGGCGAACCGTAGGACGGAGGAGCACGGGGGGGGCGGCCACCGAAACTCGACCCCCCGAGTTTCGGCACACCGAATGGTCGGGGGAAAAAACTTTCTGCACTCCGTTTCCCCTCGGGAGGGCCCGCTCGCGTCCGCCTGCAAATCTAGCCCGTCGCCCAGATTTGCCTCCAAATGACCCGCGTCCACAGGGCGGGTGACATTGCCAGAGCGTGAAATGTCACTTTGCGAGCCCCCCTCCTGGAAAACTCGGACACCCGAGTTTCGGCACACCTAGCGCGGAACGCCAGCTCGCGCGCAGTCGGCAGCCTCGGTCGCTTTTGCCGCCTGATAGCGCGCTTCGTTCTTGGCCTGCAGCCACGCCGCTGAGACGAAACCGGCCTGAACGCAGGTCTGCATTGGGTCGCCCTGCCGCTTCGCCATCTCGTACTGAGCGACGGCGTCGTCCGCGACCTTGTTCGAGATGTCGGCCATCGAGGAGGCGACGTACTTGTTCTCGGCTTCCTTGCCGATCGTGAAGTACGCCGCGACGCCCAAGACACCCAAAACCAACCCGAGCACCTGCTGCCGCTTGGATACCGCTTCCGCCATGGGCGGGACCAGAGCACACGAACCGCGGCGCGCGCGACCGCATGAACGTGCTGTGACTTTCGTTAGCTGACGAAAAAAAGGCGAGAGGCCCGATTCCCCGCCAAAAGCGCGCGTGGCGTGTGCGGCCCGGATTCCCGAGAACCCCAGCGCCTGCGCTGCCTTGCGCGGCGAAACCGAACAGACCGAGCAAACCAGCACGAACAGAGCAAACCGAAAGGTAAACACCTCCCATAGATAGTGACTGCGCAATAGCGACGGCCGATGGGCGGCACGCGCAAGGCCTCCGAAAAGCAGTCGCTCGCCCACCATGGCCAAGGTCCGAACCTTCGACGCCCGCGGCCTTGGTCGCCGCTTCCGCCCCGAGACCGTAGCTCCCACCCAGCCCAAGCGCCTTCGCGCCAGCTTGGGAGAGCGCGTCCTGGCGAAGCAGATGGCGAAGGCCGAAGCCAGCCGCCGCGAGGAGTAGCCATGCAGAAGACCGACCACCTCCGGACGCTGGCCCAGGCCAGGGCCTCCGCTCAGGCGCCCAACCAAACCCTTGCCCGTCTCAAGGCGCGTTCGTTTGGGAAGCCAACGCCCGTCACCATCGTGCCCCCGACGGTAGAGGTGCCCGAGCCCCTCCAAGGCTCGAGCCCCAAGCCCTTGGTGCGCTAGGGGGCCCCGTGGGCCTCAGCGTCTACGTCGACACCAGCGACTTCAAGTCGCTGCACGACCACCTCGCGCGCTTCAAGAAGACGGCCCTGCCCTACGCCGCTCGAGACGCCCTCAACGGGTGCGCCTTCGAGCTGCGGAAGGAGTGGCAGAGCCAGATCCGCACGACCTTCACCAACCGGAACAACTTCACCGAGAGGTCGATCCGGGTAGAGAAGGCCTCGGGGAACAACCTCAAGACCATGCAGAGCCGCGCCGGCTCGGTCGCTGCCTACATGGGCGACCAAGAGGCAGGCGCGACCGTCAGGGGTAGTGGGAAGCACAAGGCCATCCCTGGCCCGGTTGCAGCTGGGCAGAAGTCAGGCGGGCGCCGCACCAAGCTGGTGACGTCAGGGAAGCGTCTAGGCGCTATCCACATCAAGAGCCCCAAGCTGGCCAAGTATGGGCGGCGCAGACAGAACGCTGTCGTGCTCGCTATCGCCATCAGGAAGCACGAGAAGCATGCATTGCTCAATCGTGCCAAGGGTGGTGGTAGGGGCATCTTCGAGGTCAAGGGCCTCAAGCGCAAAGCCAAGGTCAAGCTGTTGTACGACGTGAGCAAGAGCTCGGTGAAGGTGAAGCCTGAGCCAACGATGCGACGCGCGGTCAACGCGAGTGGGTATCGGTTCGAGAGGGCCATCTACAACGCGTTGCTCACGCAGCTGCGACGGAACAGGCTGATGGGCTTTTAGCCTTCGAACACGTGTTCAATGTGTGGCGACAGCGCAATGCTGACATCCTTTGGAATTCCAAAGGTACTGTAAAACAGCTGAAAATAGCGACGGTTGACATTGCGGCCGTGCCCCGGGAGACGAAACGGACCTTCTCCGTCGAGTTAAGCCGGGCAGTTAAGCAAAAAGTTAAGCGGCTGTTCCGGCTCGGAAAAAAGTGGCCCAACGACTCATCTCCCGGGCCGAGCTCGCCCGCCGCGCCGACGTCTCGAAGGCGGCGATCACCCAGCGCTGCGCCAAGGACTTCGTCCCGGCCATCGTCGGCAAGAAGCTCGACCTCGACCACCCCGTCATCCAATCGTTCCTGACCGAGCGCGGCGTCGCAACGCCAGCTCCGGCCCGCGCTCCGACCAGGTCGCGGAAAGCTGCCCGGCCTGCGCCGCCCGAACCGACGGGCTCGCGGGAGGAGGGCTTGGGCGAGCAGCTCACCCCGACGGCGTTCCGCCCAGATCTTCCACCGGACGACCCGCGCCGGGCGTTCTCGCCTGGCTCGCCTGAGGATCTCGAATACCTGGGCTCGCTGCTCGAGCCGCTGGTCGCCTACTTCGGGACCGACGAGGGCTGCAAGAACTGGATGATCGCCCTTCGCGAGAAGGAGAACATCCGGGCGAAGCGCCTCGACAACGAGGAAACGGAAGGGCTGTCGATCCCACGAGAGTTCGTGGTCGTCCACATCCTCAGCCTCCTCGAAGAAACCAACAAGCGCTTGCTCGGCGACATGCCGAAGACGCTCGTGCGGCGCCTGTTCTCGCTGGCCAACACCGGCGCCACCCACACCGACGGCGAGCGCGAAGCCCGCGAAGCCGTGAGTTCGCATCTCGATGCCGTCCGCCAAAAGATCGCGAAGAGCATCCGCGACGCCGCTCGCCGAGCAGCCGGAAGGCGGGCTGGAGCCGACCGAGGAGCAAGCGACGTGGTTCGCGGAGCAGATCGAGTCCCTAACAACAAGGCTTGAACCGCTCACTCCTTCGGAGTGGGCCGAGCGCAATCGCTACCTGCCACAGGGGGTGACGCCGCTCCCCGGCCTCTACAGCTTCAAGGTCACGCCTTACCTGCGCGAAATCGTCGATTGCCTCGGCATCGACTCGCCGGTCCGCAAGCTCTCCTTCATGAAGGGCGTGCAGATTTGCGCGACCACGGGGGTGCTGGAAAACGCCATCGGCTACTACATCGCGCACGTCAAATCGGCGTCGATGATGATGGTCACGGCCGATAGCGACCTGGCCAAGCTCCGCATGGAGTCGGCTATTACGCCGATGCTCCAGGAGAGCGGGCTGCTGCACCTCATCAAGTCGAACGACGAGGCAAACACCCGTAAGACCGGCAAGACGGACAAGCGTCTCGACTGCATCGGCGGCGGCTGCCTGATCCCGAACGGCGCGCAGAATCCCAACAAGTTTCGCTCGCTGCCGATCCGCGTGATGCTGCGCGACGAGATCGACGGCTGGCCCGACGTCGTCGGCAAGGACGGCGACCCGATGAAGCTCACGGAGGACCGCACGGCGGCCTACGAGAGCGAGCGCAAGATTCTCGACATCTCTACGCCGCTCATCAAAGGGCAGTCGAAGATCGAGAAGCAGTTTCTGCTGGGAGACCAGCGCTACTACTACGTCAACTGCGTCAAGTGCGGGCACGCGCAGGACCTGCGCTGGGAGCGCATCTCGAGTGACGGCGTAGTCAGCGGCATTTGGTGGGAAGAGGACGAGAAGACGGGCGAGCTCGTCTCGGGCAGCGTCCGCTACCTCTGCGAGAAGTGCCAACACCCGCACACAAACGACGATAAGACGCGGCTTTTGGCAAGCGGGCAATGGCACCCGACGGCCACCCCCTCGAGCCCCGATCACCGTAGCTACCACCTCAACGCGCTGTATTCGCCTGTGGGCATGCAGACGTGGGAGGCGCTGGTGCGGAAGTGGAAAGAGGCGTGGGACACCGTCAACAAGCGGGTCATCGACCACGAGAAATTCCAAGTCTTCTACAACAACGTCCTCGGCAAGACCTACGAGATACGAGGCGAGAAGCTCCGGCTCGAGACCGTCTCGAGTCACCGTCGGCTGGGTGTCTACAGGTACGGTCAGGTGCCGAACCGCTGGGCGGCGGAGCACTGTGGCGGGGCGGCGCTGCTGCTCACGTGCTCGGTCGACGTCCACAAGGATTCGCTGAAGGTTGCGGTCTTCGCCTGGTGCCGAGAGCGACGAGCGCTGCTTGTCGACTACTGGACGCTGCCTGGTGACCCATCGCAGCGAAACGACCCAGGAACTTGGGGCGAGCTAGCAAAACTCATCGACGAGAAGAGGTACCCCGCCGACGACGGCAAGGTCTACCCGCTCGCCATCACGCTCGTCGACTCAGGCTACTTGAGCGACCAAGTCTACGAGTTCTGCACGCAATGGGAAACCGGCGTGTATCCGGTCGACGGCCGTGACCACCTAGGCACTTCGTCAAACAAGTACTTTTCCGCGTTCGTCTCCTCGATGGGCACGCGGGCCTTCGCAGTCGCCGGCGACCTGTACAAGGATCGCTGGGCCGCAGCACTACGGCTTGTCTGGAACGGCGAAGAGATTCAGCCGCCGGGACACTTCAACGCGCCCGAAGACGCGACCGAGAAGCAGCTGAAGGAGCTCACCGTTGAGGTGAAGCGCGAGAAGGTCGAGTCAAGCACCGGCAAGCGCGTCGGGCACTACTGGCACCGCGTTGCCGGCGTCGCCAACGAACTCTGGGACTGCCTCATCTACTCGGCCGCAGCGCTCGACATGCTCTGCCAAGACGTCTGCGCGAACCAACTAGGCCTCGAAGCTGCGGACTGGCAAGCCTTCTATCGAATCTGTGAAGACGGCGAGTACTGGGGAACGAGCTGATGTCTGACCTCGGCATTGACGACCTTCTCGAGTCGCAGGTCGCTCCGCTCAAAGCGAAGCTGGTCGCGATGATCGCCGCCAGCACAGGGCTCGCGACCGGCGCGATCCAATCGTACGAGCTCGAAACCGGCATGACCCGTCAGAAGGTCACCAAGGTCAACCTCGACGTTCTCGAGGCCGCCATCGATAGCCTGATGAATACCCTCACCACGCTCGAAGCGCGCCTGCGCGGCTGCGGCGCGGTTCGCATCATCCCATCCTTCTAGGAATGTCGTGCCGAAGAAGCCCGCCGCCAAGCCTGCGCGCAAGGCGCGGAGCAAGCAGAACTCTGAACGCGACGCGATCATCGTTGCGCTCAACGAGCTGCCTTCCGTGCGGGGCATCGTCGATCACGGCGAGAAATTCGCCGGCGGGCTCGGCGCGATCGACATTCTTTTCACCGACTACTGGGCGCTCCGCGCTCGGTCGGCTGAGCTCTACCAGCGCAACCTCTACGCGCGCGGCCTGATCCGTCGGCTGATTTCGAATCAGATCAACACCGGCCTTCACCTCGAGGCCACGCCCGAGGAGAAGATTCTCGGGGTCGAGGAAGACTCGCTCTCCGACTGGTCCGAGGACGTCGAGAACAGATTCGCTATCTGGGGCAACAGCGCCTACCTCTGCGACCAGGACGAGCGGCGCTCGTTCGGTGCGCTCCAGGAGGCGGCGCAGACCGAGGCCCTGGTTGCCGGCGACGTGCTGGTGGTGCTGCGCAGCGACCCGCGCACGCGTCTACCTCGCGTGCAGCTCATTCCGGGCAGCGCGGTTCAGTCGCCGTGGAAGGACGCCCCAGCCGGGGCGACCATCGAGCACGGCGTCGAGCTGGACGCCCAGCGCAGGCACGTCGCGTTCCACATCCTGCAGAAGGACGGGACGACGAAGCGTCTGCCCGCCTACGGCGAGAAGTCGGGGCGGCGCTTGGCCTGGCTCCACTACGGCAGCGACAACCGCCTGAACGACGTGCGCGGCATGCCGCTGCTGGGGCTCGTGCTCCAGTCGCTGAAAGAGGTAGACCGGTACCGCGACGCATCTTTGCGCAAGGCCGTCATCAATTCGATGCTGGCCATGTTCGTCACGAAGGGTGCTCAGCTGCCCGGGACGAAGCCTCTGTCGGGCGGCGCCACGCGGCGCGGCACCGAAAAGACTACCGGCAATGACGGCAAAGAGCGCAGCTTTCGCGCAGCCGAGAGTATCCCGGGCCTGGTCATCGAGGAGCTCCAGTTCGGCGAGAAGCCTGAGGCTTTCAAGACCGACCAGACCGTCGAGGCCTTCGGCGAGTTCGAGAAGGCAATCGTACAGGCCATCGCCTGGGCGAACGAAGTTCCCCCCGAGATCCTGACGCTGTCCTTCGGCAGCAACTACTCGGCGAGCCAGGCGGCCATCAACGAATTCAAGATGTATCTGAACCGCGTACGCACGCGGTTTGGTGAAAGCTTCTGCTCGCCCATCTACGAAGAGTGGCTGCTAGCGCAGACGCTGGCGGGACGCATTCAGGCCGACGGGTTCATCCAGTCGTTCCGCGCCTACGACCAATTTGAGACCTACGGGTCTTGGATTTCCTGCGATTGGTCGGGCGCCATCAAGCCGGCCGTCGACCTTTCCAAGCTGGTTCGCGGCTATCGCGAAATGGTGGAAGCGGGCTTCATCACCCGTGACCGCGCTACGCGCGAGCTCACCGGCACGAAGTTCAGCAAGAACGCCAAGAAGCTGGCACGCGAAGCCGAGCTGGTCGTGGCTTTCACTCGCCCGCTGCTCGAGCTCGAAGCGGAGCTCGCCAAGGCACCCCAAACGCCCACCGTGATGCGCACGCGGAAGGCCATCAGCAAGAGCCTCAAAGGCGCACGAAAAGGACTTTCCGCATGTGGCTGACGAAGATTCGACTCGCTCAACAGATTGAGCAAGCGCACGCCGAGGGCATGAAGTTGCCCGACGCTGTGATGGAGGCCTTCAATCGGCGCCACTACGAGGTCGGCTCGAACGGCGAGCCTCGCATCTTCAAGCGCGCTGGCGACGTCGCCGAGATCATGGTCGAAGGCGTGCTCACGCCCAAGCCCGATTTCTACGCCTACTACTACGGCGGCGGGAACACGACGTATCCCGAGATCATCCAGTCGCTCGCGCTGGCAGGGGCAGACCCGTCCATCAAACGGCTGGTGCTCAACATCAGCAGCCCCGGCGGCTACGTCGGCGGACTGTTCGACGCGCTCGCTGCGCTCGAGATGTTCGCCAAGCCGAAGGAAACTTTCGCCTCGATGGCGGACTCTGCGGCCTACGCCATCGCTGCGCTCGGCGGAAAGATCACTGCCACCAACGTGGCCGCCGAGTTCGGCAGCGTCGGGGTCTGCGCCACGTACGTGCAGTACGACTTCGAGAAGGTTTACGAGATCACCTCGACCAACGCGCCGAACAAGCGCCCCGACCCGAGCACGCCCGAGGGGCAGGCCGTGATCCGGAAGCAGCTGGACGCGATCGAGGAAATCTTCGTGGATTGCATCGCGCGCGGGCGCGGCACGACGAAGGACCTGGTCATCGCGGACTTCGGCCGAGGCGAGGTCCTGCTCGCCAATGAGGCGAAGCGCCTGAAGATGATCGACAAGATCGCCAAGGCGCCGCAGCGCTCGTTGCCGGCGGAGAACGGCGGCTACGACTCGGCTGCTCGCGCTGAGCCTGCTGCCGCTGCGTCCGTCGCTGTCCCCGCGCCAGCTGCCCCCGAAGCGGCGGTCCAACAGACACCCGCGGCCGCAGCGCCGCCAGCGCCGGCACAGCCGGCACCCCAACAAGACGCATCCGCCGTTCGCGGCGGTGCTGACGCAGCAAAGGTAAGGAAACCAATGAACGAGCAAGAACTGCAAGCGCAGCACCCCGAGGTGTATTCGGCGGTGTTAAACAAGGGCAAGGTTGAGGGCGAGAAGGGCAAGGCCGAAGCCGTGTCAGCTGCCATCGCTACCGAACGCGATCGCGTCGAAGGTCACCTCATCATGGGTGAGGCCTCTGGCGAGATGAAGATCGCGCTCGAGAGCGTGCGCTCTGGCGCGACCATGACCGTGGCTCTGCAGGCCAAGTACATGGCCGCTGGCATGAACCGTCGGGACACCGACGCGCGCGCAGCGGACGACGTCGCAGCTGCTGGCGCTTTGGGCGCTGCGGCCGGCACGAAGGAGCCGGGCGGCAAGTCCATGAAGGACCAGATCGCCGACGAAATCGAAGCCCAGACCAAGGGCACCGTCGCGGCCTAAGGCTGCACGCGCACCCCCAACTTCTGAAGGAAAGACCAGAAAATGGCTAACCCCGTTTCCACCACGTGCGACCAGGGCGCAGTGCAGATCCGTGACGCGCAAGTTGCTGACGGTGTCATCACCTTTGGCGGCGCCGCCACCTATAAGGTCGGCGCCATCCTTGCGCGCGACAGCGCGACCAACAAGCTCATCGCCTACGTGAAGGGCGGCGTCACCAACGGCAACGGAATCCCGAAAGCGATTCTAGCCGAAGAGCTCGTCGCGACCGGTGCGGGCGACCTCGCCGGCCGAGTCTTCGTCAAGGGCGAGTTCGTCAAAGAGAAGCTGATCATCCAAGCCGACGGCAACGACACCAACATCGACGCCGTCGTGATCGACCTACTGCAGGACTACGGCCTCACCGCCGTGTCCGCGAAGCAGCTTGCGGTACTCGACAACTAGTCACGCCTGAGCGCGGCGTTCCCGGCAACGGAGCGACGCCGCGCTCCCACAACTCAAGACCCATCGGGTCCACCAGCTTACCCGCGCGCGAGCGCGTTGCGGGGGCGCACAGGTGCGCCCTCGTTACCCAGAAAACAAGGAAAACATCATGTCTGATGCAGCTACCAAGCGCATGCTCGCGCCGTTCGTCGAAAACGCGCCTGCGCCCATGTTCATCTCCGGCTGGTTCCGGAGCGGACCGCAGAACTTCCACAGCTCGGAAGCCGTCGAGATCGACGTGCAGCGCGACGGCGAAGAAGTCGCTATCGCGGTCACCGACTCGAGCGGCAGCCGCCGTCTGAACAACAACGACAAGTACACCAACAAGCTGTACGTGCCGCCGAAGTTCGACGAAGAGCTTCCGATCGAGGCCAGCTCGCTGCTCAAGCGCGAGCCCGGCGTCAACCCGTTCCAGAGCCCTGGCTTCCAAGCGAGCGCGATCCTCCGCGCTTACGCCGGATTCCTGAAGCTGCAGAACAAGATCCGTCGCGCCGTCGAGCTGATGTGCGCGCAGGTCCTGCAGACCGGCATCATCACGTGCCTCAACGGCGCGGGCACCACGGTGTTCGGGATGAGCTTCTCGCCGAAGGGCACGCACTTCACCACGCCCACGGCGTGGGCTGCGGACGGCTCGACCGGCAACCCAATCCAGAACATCAGCGATCTCGCTGAAATCATCCGCGGTGACGGCCACACCGACCCCAACACCCTCATCTTCGGCCAGGGCGCTTGGCTGCGCTTCCTCGCCAACGCGACGGTGCAGAAGTACCTGCAGCGCGACGGTCTCGGTCAGGGCAACCTGAACCGCCAGGCGCGCGGCAAGGGCGCGACGTTCCAGGGCGTCGTGACCGTGGGCTCGTACCAGTTCGACTGCTGGACCTACAGCGGCAAGTACAAGCACCCGCAGACCGGCACGACCACGCCGTACGTCGCCGACAACAAGGTGATCGTTATGTCGTCGGAGGCTCGCCTCGAGCTGAGCTTCGGCGAGATCCCGATCATCATGCCGAACCCCGTGCTGCAGCTCCCGAGCCGCATCTCGGACGGCGAACGCGGGATCGACCTCACGGTCAACTCGTGGATCGAGAACGGCGGCAAGGCGCTCATCGTCTCCGCCGGTACGCGCCCGCTCCCGATCCCGGTCGAGATCGACTCGTTCGGCTGCATCACCGCGTTCTGATCCTGAGTCGCTCCAGAAGGAAAAAAGAGGAAGACCCCCATGGCACTCAGCAAAGCAGAAACGCGCGACGCAATCGCTACACTCGCCAAGGAACTTGGTGAGGAGGTTCCCGCCAACCTCGCTCAGCTCGACAAGCTCGAGCTGCTAACGCCGATCCTCGAGGCCCTTCAGCAAAAGAAGGCAGACCTCAAGGTCGACGACGACGCAGGCGGGGACGTGGACAAGGACGGCATCAACAGCACCGCTGGCGTCGGAGGCCCCCCACCTCCGCCTACGCTGCCAGAGCTACCGGCCACGCCTACGAAGCTCGTCGCGACCACCTACGTGGTCGCTCTGGGCAAGCAGGTCACGACCAAGCGTGGCGCCATCGGCGCGCTCGAGACCGTTTGGCCGAAGGACTTCGCGGGCGGCCAAAAGGACCTGGACCACTGGGTCGCTCACGGCTTCGTCGATAAGACCGAGCACTTCGAGCAGTAGAGCGCGATGAACCTGCGAGAGCTCGCGGCAGCTGATCACCGGCTGATCGTCGAAGATGTGGCCGGTGGTTTCGGCCGCGAGCTCAGGTTGATAGACCCCGATGGTCGCCAGGCGACCGTTAACGGTTTCTGGAACGACATCGGTCAGAACATCGACCTCAACACGGGGGCGATGGTCAGTGGCCGAGCAGCGTTCGCGCGCATCACGCGCGGGGCACTGCGTGCTGCCGGGCTCGGCATGCCCATCGCTGACCTGGCCGAGGACAAGAAACCTTGGCGGCTCGAGTGGACTGACATGGGCGGCAACGTGAAGCGCTTCATGATCACCGAAGTGCGTGCAGACCGCAGCATCGACGCCGTCGATTGCTACGTGAGCGAGTACGAATGAGCGCGCCGCTTCCGACGCTTGTGCAACAGCGCATCGTCGGCGACAGGAATCTGGTCGTCGTCCGCGACCAGGTAGCCGCGATCTTGAAGGCCAACTTCGAGAACCAGCGCGTGCTGGCCGAGGCTGACAGCGACGACCCAAAGCCGTACGACATCCGCGTTTTTGTCGAACGTTCGGACTGCCGTGGCGAGTTCATGTCGCAGGACGAAGACGAGCGCACGGCTAGCTCGAAGCGTGACCGACGCTCGATTGTGAGCATCTGCGTTGATGGTACTGGCTACGACAAGAAGCGCAGCAGCATCAGCGAGCGCCGCCAGTCCGACGGCATCTACTTCATCGACTTCTATTCGCTGGGAATCAGCCAGGATTCTCCAGACGGATTCGTGCCTGGCGACAAGGCGGCAGCCAACGAAGTTCTGCGCGTCTTCGGCCTCGTCGACAGCATCCTTGCAGCGGACGTGAACGTCTCGCTCGGCATGCTCGGCATCGTCGGCAACGTCTGGTTGCACAAGTTCAACACGATGGAGCTGAGCTCCGACGACCGCGACCGCCCTCAAGTCGAGCGCGTCGCAGTCGCGAGAGCCGAGCTTCATGTCTCCTTCAACGAGTTCTCGCCTCAATACCAGGCGCAGCCGCTCGAGCTGATCTCCGCAGCCGTGCTGCGCAAAGAGACCGGCGAAATCTACTTCAAGACGAACCCACCACTCGGAGTCTGACCATGGTCGATGTTTCAGCCAAGGCGCGAGTCTTTGGCATGGCTACGCAATTTGTGAACCTGCGCGGCGGAGCTGCGCTCAAGCTCCCGCAACAGATCGCTGTCCTGGCGCAGGGCTCGAGTGACACCGTCTTCAGCACGGTTAAGGCCCGAGCCACCAGCGCCGCCGAGGTTGGCAATCGCGCCGGCTGGGGCAGCCCCGCCCACCTGATTGCCGACCAGCTGCTGCCCGCCAATGGCGACGGCGTCGGGACCATCCCGGTGACGTTCTACCTGCTGGCGGACGACGGATCGGGTGCGCCTTCCGTGGGCGACATCACGCCCTCCGGTACCGCCACCAAGGCGCAGGCCTGGCGCGTGAGCGTGAGTGGCATTCTGTCCAACGAATTCGTGATCCCGGCTGGCGCCGTCGTCGTGAACGACGTGCTCCGCAAGATCTACGACGCGATGGTCGGCGTCCTGAAGATGCCGGTGAAGATGACGTTTGCCTACGGCAGCGTCACCGCTGGCGCCCTGGTCGGCACCGGCAACGGCACGCTCACCGCGCTGGGCATCAGCTCCGGCCAAACGCCGCGCCCCGGCGCCTACACCCTCAAGGTCAAGACGGCGGTCGCGAACGGCGGCGTTTGGACGCTACGCGATCCGGACGGGAACATCGTTGCGGACGACCTCACGCAGACCGTGGGTGTCGGTACCGCCACTCCCTTCGTAAACAAGGGTGGCCTCGATTTCACCATCACGGATAGCACGACCGACTTCGGCCTGAACGCGACCTTCACGATCACGGTGCCCGCCACCAAGATCAACATGACGTCGAAGTGGAAGGGCGTGAGCGCCAACGCCATCACGCTCGCGATGGTGGGTGACTCCACGCTGGGTGTGAGCTTCGGCATCACGCAACCCGCCGGCGGCCTCGTGAATCCCAGCATCGCTAACGCCTTGGCTCAGTTCGGCGGCTCCTGGGAAACCCTGGTGCTCAACGCCATGAACATCACCGACTTGGTGACGCTCGACCTGCTGAAGGAATTCGGCGTCGGGCGCTGGAACGAGCTCGTCCGCAAGCCCTTCGTGGCCTTCTGCGGCACCACGATCGCCGCGGTGGCGACGGCCTCCGCCGTCCCCTCTGCGCGCCCAGACGACTACGTGAACGCCGCCCTGGTTGCACCCGGCAGCCCCAACCTGCCTTTCGTCGTGGCAGCGCGCCAACTCGCGCGCATCGCGGTCGAAGCGAACGAGAACCCACCCACGGACTACGGCGCTGCCGAGGTCACCGGGATCACCGCCGGCACCGACGGCGAGCAATGGGACTACACGAAGAAGGACCTTGCCCTCAAGGCTGGTTGCTCGTCCGTTGACGTGGTCGACAACGTCGTCCGCATCGCTGACGTCGTCACCTTCTACCACCCGACGGGTGAAGAGGACCCGGCGTTTCGCTACGTCGTCGACATCGTGAAGCTGCAGAACTCGATGTACAACATCGGGCTGCCGTTCACGACGAAGGAGTGGTCGGGCGCACCGCTGGTGCCGGACAACCAGGTCGTAACGAACCCGAAGGCGCGCTCACCGAAGCACGTGATCGCGGTCGTGGCTGGCGCCGTCGATGCGCTTGGAAAGGCCGCGATCCTGAGTGATCCGGAGGCGGCCAAGAAGACCATCAAGGCCGCAATCGCTGGCCCGAAGCGCATCGACTTCGAAGTCACCGTGCAGCTCTCGGGTAACACCAACGTCAAGAGTGCAACGCTTCGCTTCGGCTTCTACTACGGCACTGCGTAAGCAGCCTAGGCATGGTGAAACGGAGAAAGAGGAGGGCGGCTACACGCCCCTCCTCTTCGCCATGCAAACGAGGCCACGCTGGAGAGCGGTACGTCGTCTCCGGGGAGTGCGTGGAATGCGTAATCCTGCGCGCGCAGCAGCACTACGGGCGAAACAGCGACGCCATCAAAGAAGGCGCCCGGTCCCGATACCGATCTGACCCAGAAACGAAGAGGGCTGCTGTTCGAAGCCGAGCGCTCGCAAACCCCGAGGCTGTTCGCGCTGAGAAGCGCCGCGAGTACCAGCACCACAAGGCCGCCTACGTTGCGCGGTCGGTCGCTTGGTCCAGAGCCAACAGGGAACGCTTTCGCGAGATGCATCTCGCTTGGCGGAAGGGCAACCCGGAGAAGCTCTCTCACTGGGCGGCGCTACACCGAGCGGCACGCCTCATTCGACGTCCGCCGTGGCTCACCGCTGAGCAGCTGTTCGAGATCCGTGGCTTCTACGCGGAGGCGCGTCGACTGACGACGACGACCGGTATTCGACACGAAGTCGATCACATCGTGCCTCTGCTCGGAGAGACGGTGTCTGGCCTTCACGTCCCGTGGAATCTGCAGGTTCTGACTGACGTCGAGAACCGCGCCAAGTCGAACAAGTTCTAGCGCGAGCAAGCGAGCCGAACGCGTCCCCCCGCGGGCGTGAGCGGGCGCGCGCGTCCGTCGCTCACTCCAGAAAAAAGCAAGGACTTCACATGTCAGCAATTGGTGGATCGGTCAGAAACATCTCGATCGCCGGCCGGAGCTTCACGCTTGCCGCAGACGCGGACGTAGAGCTCGACATTGGCGGCTTCTCCAACGAGGTGCAGGCGAACGGCGACGGCACCGTCCGGGTCATCAAGACCCGCAAGCCGTGGGGCGCGAGCGGCATGCCCGTGTCCATCGACCCCGCGCGCAACGACTTGGAGTTCCTCCAAGGTTGCGCCGACGGCAAGGATGCGGGTGAAGACGGCCTCTACGACATGACGGTCACCTTGGTGAACAACGTCACGTACCAGGGGCGCGGCATCGTCGCCGATGACCTGAAGTTCAGCACCCAGAACTCGACTGCTGAGATCACCGTGAGCGGCTCAGACGCTCTGACTCAGCAGTAACCGACACGTCAATACCGAGGAGAAACGTCATGGCTGAATTGAAAGTGGCGCTTGAGGTCGCGCAAGCGGACTTCGAGCGCATGTGTGTGGCCCGGCGCGTGAAGCTCGACCAGGCCGGATGGGACGCGGAAGATGTGAGTACGTTCAAGGTCCTACGAGACAAGGCCGAGTCGGCCATATGCGCCGGGGCCTTGCGGATCGAACAAGACGGCACGCCGATCTTCACCGCGCAGGGCGGAGAGCAGAAGGGCAAGGAGTTCAAGCTCCGCCCCGCGAACGGCGCCAGTCTCATCGCCCAAGACGGAAAAGTCGGCGCGGCGCGCTGCTTCGCGGCCTTGGCCGAGCTGACCAAGCTCAACGTGGGCGAGTTCGCCAAGCTCGAAGTGCCGGACGTCGATGTCTTGTCGACGCTGTACACACTTTTTTTTCAACGCGCGTCGTCGATCTAATCGTCTGGGGCGGCGCCGACAAAGCGCTCTTGAGCGCAAGCGGAAGCGATAGCGAGAACACTTTCCTGACCGTGTACCGCGCGATGCTCCGGCAGATTGCGCGCGAGTACCAGTTTTCGCTACGCGACCTGCGCGCCATCACCGACGCCGAGATCCGCTTCTTCTACGACATCCTCAGGCCAGAACTCCGGCGCGCGACGAAGAGCAAGAAGTAGATGGGCGCCGGGAGGTTCAGTGTCGACACCGTCTTCGGTGCAACGGATCGCATGTCGGGTCCGATGGCGAAGATGGAGTCGCGCGCGACGCGCTTTGAGAAGGCGCTCGGCGGAGCGAACAAGGTGGCCGATCGCGGAGCTGGCCTGATCACAGGCCTCGGCGCCGCCACCGCGGTTGCAGGATCAGCAGCGGCCATGGGCTTTCACACGCTGGTTGGCGCGTCGGATGCCGTCGACGACAGCTTGGCCAAGTTCAGCTCGATCGTTTCCGACAAGGGCGAGGTGAGCCGCGCGCGCGAGTCGGCGCTCGCATGGAGCAAGGCCCACAGAGACACCGCGGTCAATTTCCTCGACACGTCGTACATGATGGCCAGCGCGGGCCTGCAGGGCGAAGCGGCCATCGAGGGCACGCGCGCCGCGCTGCAAGTCGCGACGGCGACGATGGGCGATGGCGTCACCGCGGGCGGGCTAATCGCGACCCTGTACAACAACGTCGCCGACAAGGCCGCGAACGCCAAGACCGAGATTGAGCGGCTCGGCGACGTTGTGACCAAGACCCAACAGACGTTCCAGTTTGCAAATCTCGGGCAGCTGAACGAGGGCCTCAAGTACGGCATCCCCAGCGCGCTTCAGTTCGGTATCGAGATCGAGGAGCTTTCGGCCGTCATCGGCGTCCTGAACAACAAGGGCCTTCAAGGGTCGATGGCTGGCACCGCGTTTGGTGCGTCGATGCGTTCGATGCAGAAGGCCTCCAAGGCGTTGCGCTTCGATATCGCGCAGACGGCTGCCGGTGGTGTCGACTTCACCGGGACGGTCCAGAACATTGAAAAGCGGTTCGGCCGACTCGGGGACATGACTGACGAGACCAAGCAGAAGTTCGCTCTCGCGTTCGGCGACGAAGGCTGGCGCGGTCTTTCGCTCTTGCTCGCCAACACCGACGACCTCAGCAAGGGGCTCGCCCAGGTGAAGGATAACGCTGGCGCCACGGCCAGGGCCGCCGCTGAGATCGAGAGCAAGGGTTCGGCGCGGTGGACCATTCTCGGCAACAGGATCACCGCGCTCAAAGTCGGGCTCGGTGACGCGCTCGCGCCAGCGGCCGAGAAAGCGCTGGGCGCCTTCGGCAGATTGGTGGGCATCGGCGACGAGTGGCTCTCGACCAACCAGGCGCTTCTTAGCCAAAAACTTGGCGAGAAGATCACTGAGTGGACGCCGATCGTCGAAAGCTTCGGCAAAGGAATGAAGGACGCCTTCAACGATGCAAAGCCCACGATCGAGGCTGTGGGTAGTGCGCTCTCGGGCGTGTTCGGCGAGGGCGCTGGCGGCGCGCGCATTCAGGCCTACGAGCTCGGCAACAACATCGCGACGGCTGCTGTTCGCTTCGGCGAGTTCTGGTTGGTCACCAAGGCGGTGACGGCGGCGACCGCCGTGTGGAGCTTTGTGACGGGCGCCGCCCGGACCGCAATGATCGCCCTGGAAGGCATCGTCTGGGCTGCGAAAACGGCTTGGTTTTGGTACAACGTTTGGACCAAGGCAGGAACCGCCTCGACGATCGCGATGGCGGGAGCCGGCGTGATTGCGCAAGGAAGCCTGATGGCGACACGCGTCTCCGCATTCGCCGCGGCGGGAGGATTCAAGGCACTGGCCGGGGCCGCTGGCTTGGCAACGGTCGCCTACCTCGCGTACGCGGCCGTCGACGAGGCGAACCAGGGCCTCAAGAAGGAGACGGGCGGCAAGGGCATCTTGGACGTCGGTTGGGAGTGGGCCACAACCGACAAGGGCCTCAAGGAGATCGCCGACGAGAACCTAGACCGCCAGGCGAAGGAAGAGGCGCGTCGCGAGGGGCGCCTGCCTGGCGTCACCGGCGCGACCAGTCAGAACGACCTCTCGAGCCTCAGCAGCCTCGCTGCGCTCGGCAACATCGACGCGCTCACGAGGCAGCTAGAGGCCTTGGACAAGGCCTCAGGTCAGCTGCCGCCTGGCATGAGGCAAACGCCCGTCGAGGCAGCCGGGAGCGGCAGCGGCGGCCTCGCTGGCATGCCGGTGGCCGCGCCGGCTTCGAATGACCCGGCCGTCGTCTCGCTCAAGGAAGACTCGTCCGCCCGTCTCTCCCAGGACCTCAGCAACGCGGTCAAGGGCGCCGTCAAGGGCGCGATCGTCATCAAGCTCAAGGACCCGGGCAAGACCGTCAGCGGGGTCGAGACCGAGGGAAGCGACATCATGTCGATCGACCCGAGCGGGAGCTTCTGAGCGCCATAGCGTCATGAGCCATCACTCGTTTGGTTGACCCGGAAAAACTCACAAGTCGAGACGACGACTGCTAGGGTCCTTGCGACGTCGTCGGTGTTGCCATCCCCCCGGCCGCTGGCGGCGTCACTGCTGTGGCATCCCCGCCTTAGCGCAGTCGGCCTTCTGGATGCCTTTCCAGGATGTGTATTCGTGCTCGTCCTGCGCCTGCAGGTAAGCAGCAGCGACCATGCCGGCCTGAACGCAGATCTGAATCTTGTCGCCTTGCCGCGCCGCTATCCGGTAGCGGGCAACAGCGTCGCTGGCCACCTTTTGGTTGATGTTGGCCATCATAGAATCGCGGCGTTCTTCGAGACTGGGGCGTCGCGCCTGCGGTGCCGCTATTGGCGGAGCAAACTCGCAAACGTACGCGGCTGGTCCCGCAGACTCGCGGCTGAGAAACCAAATCCCGCCCCAGACAGCGAGCCCCATCAACCAAGCGAGCCAGCCGTGACGGTTGACGGACTTGGCCTTGTTCGGGTGCTCCTTTCGCCAGACGTAGAACAGGATCGAGCTGCCGAGCACGACGAACCAGGAGCCGATGTAGGGGACGAGAGCGGCGCCGTACAGGCCAACCTTCCAGCCCCGCGATAGCACGTCGTCTGGGTCGGGGCCCTCTTCGTAGCTGTCATCGTCGATCTCGGCCTCGGCAACAGCGGCACGCTTTCCCATGCCGCGCACCAAAGCATGCACTCGCGACGCGCGCAGCAGCATGAAGGGGTGGCTCGGCTAGTACTTTTCAACCGAGCGCGGCGCTCTCGCGCAGCCGTTCGGACGCCCCAAGGGTGGGAAGTTCTACTTCACCACCAACGGTGTCACCGCCGCCGCGCTCTCGCGTAGCCGTTCGGACATCTTTCGACTAGTAGAAAGATGGCGGACGACGGCGTCACCGCCGCCGCGCTCTCGCGTAGCCGTTCGGACGTCTCCAATTGGAGACAAGGGAAGCTCACCCCTCCGGTCACCGCCGCCGCGCTCTCGCGTAGCCGTTCGGACCTCGATAGCGTCACCAACTGCCGCGAGCTGCGGCGGTCACCGCCGCCGCGCTCTCGCGTAGCCGTTCGGACTCCTAAGGCTGAGCGATCAAAGGTCGCTAAGCCTGTCGTTCCAAAGAGTCACCGCCGCCGCGCTCTCGCGTAGCCGTTCGGACCAGTCTCGTAGGGGTCCAGCGCTTCCGAGTACTTGCAGGGCGGTTTGCGAGAGGTGCTGCGCGTCAGCGGTTCCAGCATGATTTGACGCGCGCCAGGGCAGCACCAGCGCGAAACGCGTCACTTCCGGGGTGCTGCAGATTCTTCTTCAATCCTTTACGCGTGTTACGCGTTCCCGGTGAAAATGGAGTAGACGACGCGTCCAAGACGCGTAAGGTGACGCGTAGGAGCAACGCGTATGACTGAGAACTACACGGCTCGGTTCAATTTCGTCCTTTTGCCCGACGAAAGAGCCATGTTGCAGGCGCTGGCGCGTGAGCAAGGCCTCAAGGAGTCGGACATCCTGCGGCAGATGATTCGCCGAGACTACGCGGCCGCGTTCGGCAAGAAGAAGCCGGGCGAACCGGAGCCAAAGTACAACAGCCAGGCAGCGCGGGCGGCGAAGGCCAAGCGCGGCGCCAAGAAGTAGCAAACGAAACGGCCTCGAAGCTGCGTCAACAGCCCCGAGGCCACGACCATCAATCGGGAGATCGAAAAGTCATGACCAAGCTATCAGCACGCTCGAAACACCGCAAGCTAGCCGCAGGCAAGCCGACCAAGGCCGGCACGACGCCAGCAGATAGGCGAGTCTTGGCGCAGGCCGCCGCGGAAGACGAAAGCCGGCCCACTGCGCTAAGCGTCGGCGCCGCGCGAAAGAAGCTGCGCCTCGCCTGCGAGCAGATTGGGTTCGCGTTGGCAGGCGCGCGCCTGCAGGAGGACTTCGATACGGTCGACAGCCTGACGCCCGTCCTAGCGAGCGTGTGGTCGGCTCGGATGGAATTGGGCGATGTTCCGGAGGTGACGCCGTGAACGAGCCGAGGCCTTGCTTCAAGCGCAGTGGCACGCTGGAGGGTGATAACCTCACGGTCGATCACCCCGAGCACGCGAATTGCGCGGCGGTCTTCGGGCACGCACTCGCCCCGTGGGAGAACGGCAGCCCGCTGGCTTTCGCAGGCGAAGCATTGCAGCAACTAGCAGCGGACTTGTTCGCGTTGCAGTGGGCCGCGTTTCCTGCCGACGGCGCGGGCATGAATTCAGCCCTCGTTCACAGAGTGCTCGCTGGCATTTGTCAACGCGCCGAAGCGGCAGTTGTCGTGCTTACGCGACTCGAAGAAGCTGAGCGAGCGGAGGCGCAGCCGTGAGCACCAGGCGACCGCGCGCGCTGAAGCCAAACCCGCGCGTTGTTCATCAGAACGAAGCGGAGCAGATGGTGAAGGACCTCAACCAAGCCATCGACAACGTGCTCACCCTGGCAGAGTTGGCGGACGAACACCCCTACACCGAAATCGCGCTCGAGACGCTGGTGTCGCTGCGCAACATGCGCGACGTGATTCGCTTGGAGATGGGCTCGGCGTTGAGAGAGTCGCGAGAGGCTGCCCAATGAACCCCACCGAGGCCCGTGACGAGGCTCTGGAATGGATCAGTGACGTGCGTACGGAACTAGCTCGTCTTCACTGGTACGCGCACCGGTTTCTACATGGCACGGCCGGGGTCACGAAGGAGGGAGCGCTCCTCGAGTTTGCCGATGCCACGAGTGAAATCGGTATGTCTCTCAACTTTCTGGCCGAACGCGTGCGAGAGCTCGGAGACGCGGCGGCGGCCCCACGCGAAGCCGAGGCGGCCAGATGAGCGGCTGGGCCTTGCGCATCGAGCACCAGCCCGACGGCTTGCGGCTGCGCTTCCCCGAGCCGCTGGCCACGCTGGACATGACGAGCGAGACGGCCGCCCACCTGGCGAGCCTTCTCGCCGTGGAGGCGCGGCATCGGATGCGAGGCGTCGTCGCGGGCTTGAGTGAGCCCCCAACGAGGCCAAACTCCGAAATCATTCGCGATTCCGAGCTTTGCTGCACGGCGCAGCAAAGTCGCCCGCTCTGCTGCGACTGCGAGCCGTGCTTGAATGGAGACCACGATGGGTAGCAGGCTGAAGAAGCTGCGAGCCGTGGCGCCGCGGCCAGGT